GTTACCAGCATGTAACAAAAAATGCAACAACAGGTGCATTTACAACTAACTATCTAAACGTTAAGTTTGATTTTGTTGGTATGACTCACGCTGCAGTTTCTGCAGGAGCAGGAGTTGCTTTACCAGCAGACCAGGTTAGCACGGTAAACTTTACAGGCGCAGCAGCTTGTTCAGTGGTTTTACCAGCAGCTACACCAGGAACTAGAGTAGCTTACGTTCAAAGAGTAGATACAACAGGTGGAACAAATACTTTAACTTTTGATGCATTAACAACTGATGCAACTACAAACTTTTTTACAATAGGAAGTATTGTATACTTTTCTTGTACAGAAAAAGGTTTATGGCATGTAGGTTTAGACTCATCTAAAGACCCATTAGCGGTTAAAGGTGCGTTTGCATTTGCAGCGTAATAAATAATTAATGTGGGGCTTTGGCCCCACATTTTAATTTTAAGGAGAATAATATGGACTCAGATCAACATACGTTGAACAAAACAACCGGAGCTGCTTCAATTATAAGAAGTTCAAGAACTAGAGTTACTTCTATTCAAGGAAGAGGAGAAGCTGGTTCAGTTTTACTTTTACATGACACAGATGATGCAACTGCTGCGGCAGGTGCTAATTTAAAAGCTACTTATAAATTTGAAACAGAAGGATTAGAAGTTTATATACCTGGTTCTGGTATTTTGTTTAAAACTGGAGTTTGTGCAACTTTATCACAAGACTCTGGAACAGACGGAAGTGTTACCATGACAATTACGAGAGGATAGTAAATGGCTAATACCACATCGGGAACAGCAACGTTCGATAAAACATTTGCTATTGACGAAATAATAGAAGATGCTTTTGAACGTATCGGATTAAATTCTGTAGCTGGCTATCAATTAAAATCAGCTAGAAGATCTCTTAATATCTTATTTCAAGAATGGGGTAACAGGGGTATTCATTATTGGGAAATAGATGAACTTGATTTAGATTTAATTGAAGGTCAGGCAGAGTATGATTTTTTTAGATCTAGTGATGACGGTACAAGTGCTGTTTCTACACCGGCAAATGTTCATGGAATGTCAGATGTCCTTGAAGCACAATTAAGATCTAATAGAACTCAAACAACACAATCAGATTCACCAATGACAAAAGTAGATAGATCTACTTATGCAGGTTTTTCTAATAAACTATCTAAAGGTACACCTAACCAATATTGGGTAGAAAGATTTATTGATAAAGTTAGAGTTCACATTTATCCAACACCAGATTCAACTAATGCATCTAAAGATATGCATTTTTATTATATAAAAAGAATTCAAGATGTGGGTGATTATACTAATGCAACTGATGTGCCTTTCAGATTTGTGCCTTGTATGACAGCAGGTTTAGCGTTTTATCTTGCACAAAAATATCAACCACAACTTACACAACAAATGAAACTGTATTATGAAGATGAATTAGCTAGAGCTTTAGCAGAAGATGGTTCAGCTTCTAGCACATACATAACACCAAAAGCTTATTACCCAGGAACATAATGGCAAAGTACGCAACAGGTAAATACGCAAAAGCAATATCAGATAGATCAGGTATGGAGTTTCCATATAAAGAAATGGTTAGAGAATGGAATGGATCGTTTGTACATGTATCAGAATTTGAACCAAAGCAACCACAATTAGAACCAAAACCCATGAATGGCGATTCTATATCTTTACGTAATGTTAGACCCGATAGAACAGAAACTGCTGTTCCTAATATTTTACCTTTAAATGCTTTTACCACAACTTCAGGATCAGCTACCATATCTGTAAATGAACCTAATCATGGTAGATCTACATCAGATACAGTTAGATTTAGAGACGCATTAAACGTTGGTGGTGTTGCAGCAGCAACAATAAATGATTCAAGTGGGTATACAATAACTAAAGTAAATGATAATAATTATACCTTTGCAACAGGGACAACTTCTAGTATAAGTGAAGAAGGAGGAGGCGGAGCTGCATCAGCAGGACCCGTAACGGTAAGCGCATGATAAAACATATTATAAATATAATTAAAGGTTGGTTTACACCTAAAGAAGAAATGGATCCGCATGAAGTGATGTTACATTCAAGAGAACCAGATACTAAACTTTATGTTGAAATTGATGGAAAATTAAAAGAATTAAAACACTGTGCAGGTCACAGACGATATAGAAATAATTGTGAAGATTGTAGAGAGGCAACAGCATAATGTCAGGATTAAGTGCATCAGGATTAATAACTCAAATTAGAAGTTATACAGAAACAGACTCTAATGTTTTAACAGATGCTGTTTGTGAAAATATAATTTTAAATGCTCAATATAGAATAATGAGAGACGTTCCCATTGATGCAGATAGAAAACAACAAACAATTAATTTAGTTGCTGGTCAAGAATCTATCAATGCTCCTGCAGGCTGTTTATTTATTAGAGCTATTCAAGTATATGATTCTAATTCAGTTCTAACTGGTGCCAATACTTTTTTAGAAAAAAAAGACATGAGTTATCTACAAGAATATCAAGATGTAACAGGAACATCTGCGGCACAAGGTAAACCAAAATATTATGCTTCTTTTGGAGGTGCAACTGGAAACACGGATACGACATCAGGTAGAATATTTTTATCTCCTACACCTAATACTAACTATTTAGCTAGAATACATTTTAACAAAATGCCTGGTATTTTAGAGGGCAGTAATACTAATTATCTCAGTCTTAATTTTCCAAATGGACTTTTATATTGCTGTTTATCAGAGGCATATGGGTTTTTAAAAGGTCCGATAGATATGTTGACTTTGTATGAAAATAAATATAAAACTGAGATACAGAAGTTTGCTAACGAACAAGTTGGTAGAAGACGAAGAGATGACTACACAGATGGCGCTGTTCGTATACCAGTAAATTCAGCAAACCCGTAGGAGAATAAATTATGGCAAATACAAGCGCAATATGTTCTAGTTTTAAACAAGAACTTTTACAAGGTAAACACAATTTTGCAGCATCAGGTGGTGATACTTTTAAAATTGCATTATATGATAGCTCTGCAACTTTAGGTGCTTCTACAACAGACTATTCAACATCAGAAGAAATTACAAATACGTCAGGAACTGCATACACAGCAGGTGGAGCAACTTTAACAAGAACAGGGGTTGGTTTGACTAGCACAACTGCATTTACAGATTTTAGTGACGTAACATATAGTTCAGCTTCTTTTACAGCAAATGCTGCATTAATATATAATACTACAACAGGCACAGGTTCGAGCACAACTGATGCTGTTTGTGCAATCGCATTTGGTGGAGACAAAACAGCAAGTAACGGAACTTTTAAAATCGAGTTTCCTGCAAACGACGCTACAGCCGCAATAATCAGATTAGCATAGGAGGCCGACCATGTCGGTATCTTCAGGATGGGGCCGGTTAACCTGGGACCAATCACAATGGGGTGGATCAACTATTATTGGTGAAGGTTGGGGTGCTCAAACATGGAACCATGGTTCGTGGAATGATCTTAATGATGTAACAATTAGTGTTACAGGTTTTCAAATAGAAACAGATTTAGGTATAGAAGGTTGGGGCAACAATGCTTATGGCCGTGGTGCGTGGGGAGAGTTTGCCGTTAATATTGGTTTAGGTGCAGATGTTTCAGTATCTGGAGTTTCTTTTTCTGCATCTGTTGGTTCTGCATCTGGAATAGGTTCTGCAGTTGTAGAACAAACTGGAGTTTCTTCATCTTTCAATGTTGGATCTTTAGCTGTTGAAGCAGATGCTAATGTTTCAATGTCAGGTGTTTCTGGAACTTTTGCATTAGGTGCTGTAACAGTTGCAGATCAGGTTGTAGGTTTAACAGGTCAAGAAGCAACCATTAGTCAAGGAACAGCAATTGCACCAAACGATACTGTATTACCTTCAGGTTTATCAATAACCTCATCACAAGGAACTGCACAAGGTATTTCTAGTAATGAAATAACTTTAACAGGTCAATCTATAACTTCAACTTTAGGTACAGCAATTGTTCCTAACAATACAGTTATTTTATCTGGATTAGATTTAACATTATCTCAAGGATTTGTGGCTCAAGAAGGTGATGCATTAATTTCCCCTACAGCTCAAACAATAACATCTAGCGTAGGAGCAATTGATCCTAATGATATGACTTTAGGATTGACTGGAATTTCAGCGTCATTCAGTGTTGGCACAATAACTGTACCAGATATTACAGTAGGATTAACTGGATTATCATCAACGTTTAGTGTGGGATCGGTAAATATATTTGCTTATGGTAATGTTGACCCCGGTCAAAATAACAGTTATAGTAATGTTTCAACAGGAACAAATAATAGTTATTCTGATGTTGCAACAGGAACAAATAACAGCTATACTGATGTAGCAGCTTAGGAGAATTTTTTATGGCATCAACATACACCCCTCTGGGTATAGAAAAACAAGCAACTGGTGAAAACGCAGGAACTTGGGGTACAAAAACTAATACAAATTTAGAAATTATTGAACAAATATCTGGTGGTTATACTACTCAAGCGGTAACGGATGGTTCGGATACAGCTCTTTCAGTATCTGATGGTTCAACTGGTGCAACTCTTGCACACAGAGTTTTAGAATTTACAGGATCACTTACAGCTTCTAGAAATGTTACAATACCTTTAGATGTACAAAACTTTTATTTTTTAAAAAATTCAACTTCTGGTTCTCAAAACGTAGTATTTAAATATACAAGTGGTACAGGAACTTCTGCTACAATTGCAAATGGTAAAACTGTAATTGCATATGCAAAAGCAGATGATGGAACTAATCCAAATATTTCTACAATATCTCTAGCTAGTGATGTTGTTGATGATACCTCACCGCAACTAGGTGGAAACTTAGATACTAATTCTTTCATGATAGACTTTGATGATGCTCATGGTCTTAGAGATGAAAATGGAAACGAACAATTAATTTTTGAAACAACTAGTTCTGCAGTAAACCATGTTGATGTAACTAATGCTGCAACAGGTAATGCTCCTCAAATAGGTGCAGTTGGAGATGACACAAACATTAGTTTAAAATTAAGACCAAAAGCAACTGGTAACATTGAAATCATGGGTGCAACAAACCCAGGTTCAATTCAGCTTAACTGTGAGTCTAACTCCCACGGGATTATATTACAATCACCTCCACACAGCTCTGGGCAGAGCTATACATTAAAATTTCCCACTGGAAACGTAACAGCAGACAGATTTTTAAAAGTAGATTCAGTAACAGGTTCAGGTGCAACAGGTGTTGGACAGTTATCATTTGCTGAAGTATCAGGCGGAACTTCTTGGCAGGCAGTAAAAACTTCTGGTTTTACAGCTGTGGCTGGTGAAGGATATTTTATTAATACTACAAGTGGTGCAATAGAAATGGATTTA